AGTTGCCGAGGTAATTAGTAAATACTTTCCAGATAATCGAAGGATTCTGAATGAACTACAACGATACTCTGCTACTGGCAGGATTGACACTGGTGTACTCGCTAATCTACATGAGGCTACACTACACAATCTTGTTGGAGCTTTACGAGACAAAGACTTTACCACCGTCCGAAAGTGGGTCGCAGATAACTCAGACGTAGAAGCAGCTACCATCTTCCGTCAGATCTACAATAAGTGTTCTGACTTTCTAAAAGCTGGCAGTGTGCCTCAACTCGTTCTCATCCTCGCCGATTATCAATACAAGGATGCATTCGTTGCCGATCATGAGATCAACATGACTGCATGCCTCACCGAAATTATGGTCAACTGTGAGTTCTCATAATGTGGAGAATTTGGGCCAAATCACTCGGAGAAAAAGTAGGCGAAACAGATTCACAAGCAGATGCAGTAGCAATCATCAGAACCTTCTGGTGGCTCCTTCATGTGTTTACCTGTTTCATGATAATTATACATAATGGCCATAATTTAGGATGGTGGTGATGTTTAAGAGAAAGCCTGAAAAGAAATGTGAAATACCGGACTGTAGCAATGTACTTCCGGAAGATCCAGCTGTAATATACATGGGTGATTATGCGTTCTATGTATGTGAAGATTGTGAGAAGTTGATGGATATTATACAACAAAAAACGGAGGAGCACTATGGCGACGAATCCGTTTGATTATTTGAACTCTATCAATGTCACAAAAAAGAATATGATGCGAGATACAGAGAATGATTCTCTCGCTGAGAAGGACTACAATGCCTTCATCATAAATCGAGGACTGTCATACTTCCAAGATACTGTTACCATCGCAAATGAGATGAATATCCACCACGAGCTCGACCACCTCCTTCAATACGAGTTTCTTATAAATATTATAAGACCACGTAAAAGATTTTCGAAGTGGTTTAAAAAAGAGCAAGACAGTGATGTGGAAGCAGTTGCAGAGTTCTATGGCTACAGCAATGAGAGAGCAGCACAAGCACTAACTATCCTGTCTAATGAGCAAATAAGAAGAATAAAAGAAAAATTAGAAAAAGGTGGTTAAGTATGAGTGCGGTAGAATCTCTAGTTGAAGTTACCTTGCAGAGTCAAGATGATTTCCTAAAGGTACGTGAAACCCTTACACGTATCGGCATTGCATCTCCAAAAGAAAAGAAGCTCTATCAGTCGTGTCACATTCTTCATAAGCGTGGCAAGTACTATATCGTTCACTTCAAAGAATTATTTGCCCTCGATGGCAAACCTACAAATTTCTCTGAAGAGGACCAAGGCAGACGCAATACAATTACAAAGCTTTTGTCAGACTGGAATCTCATCTCAGTCGTTAAAGATGACAATATCTCAGATCCAGCAGCCCCCATGAACCAGATCAAAATCATTGCCCATAAGGACAAGAATGACTGGGAACTGGTGGCCAAGTACAATATTGGGAATAAGAAGAAGTAAGTTATTGATTTTCTTATGAAAAAAAATGTTACTAGTCGGCATGTACAAATGAAGCCCCCTATAGTAGAATGGGCATGTAATTTGGAGATTGTATGACAACAGTATACACCAAAAAGCTTACTCCCGTCCAGCGCAAGCTGGTTCGGGATCTTATTCCGTTTTGCGTTAAAAAACTCATGCCTCGTATTAAAGATCTGCAGATCACCGTTGTTGGTGTCAAGGATTTGGTAGAAAACGAAGGCATACATGCAGATGTCATCTACGAATATGTAGATGCTATTGTTCGCCCGAAAGATTATATTATTCGTGTTGATACAATGGACGATCTGCAAGAATTTGTACGTGTCATCTGCCACGAAATGGTCCACGTTAAACAATGGGCTCGTGGCGAGATGTACTCGTATGATCGACATCCCAATCTAACTCGTTGGCATAAGCAAAAGATTGACCACGATAAGATGGATTATTATGAACAACCATGGGAAATCGAAGCCCATGGCCGTGAAGAAGGCCTTACGGTCTCTTTCTTACAAGAACATGAACAGTGGGCAGGATTTGTCTATGGAATTATTGAAGATTACAAAATGCAGCGACCAGAGCAAATGGTACTCAACCCACGTTGGTGAGACATTTCCGTTAATCGAAACATTCGCTACAGAATATCTTACACGTCAATTGCCTGATAATCAGTTTGGTATTAGGTTCTTGAACTATGTGGCAAAAGATGATGCGGTGGTGATCAATGAATAGGTCTGAAGATACAGAACTATATCACGGCAGCGCCTTGATGTCAAAAGCTACAGAAGAATGTGGTGAATTGGTACAGGCTATCTCCAAGTATGCTAACAAAGGTGGCAAACGAAACGAGAATAAAATACTCGAAGAAGCTGCTGATGCTTTAGTAATGATAAGCGCTTTGATTCAATATCTTGAAGTAGATGAAAATAAATTTATGAAGAGAGTTGAGAAAAGCAAACAGAAATTTGACAAATATTATGAAGGAGAAATATAGTATGAGTAATGACGTAGTAACTTTAGTAACTGCAGGCGGCGAGATGGTTGGTCGTCTAAAAGAAGAGAGCGATACAGGTATTACACTCGAATCACCTCGCGCTTTCGTACAAACAGAACAAGGTGTAGGTTTTGCACCAAGTGTATGTCTGACCGGTGAAAGTAAGCCGGCTGAAATAACATTTAATAAAGCTGGTGTAATTCTGATGTGCAACTCAAGTGAAGAAGTATCTAAAATGTGGTTACAAGCTACAACTGGTTTAGTAGTATGAGAGACAAGTTAATTCTAACTGACTGCGACGGAGTCATGCTCGATTGGACTTATGCGTTCGATCAGTGGATGAAGCGGCATGGTTATCGTATTCAAAATTATAATGAATACGACATCGGTAAAAAATATGATGTAGGTTTTGCTGAGAAAAAGAAACTTACTCGTATGTTCAATGAGTCTGCTTCTATCCGTAAGATTCCGCCTCTCCGAGATGCCATCAAGTATATTCGCAAACTACACGAAGAGCATGGTTATATCTTTCATGTTATCACATCATTGAGTGATGACGAGTATGCCCAACATCTCAGGACAAAAAACCTTTGTGAGACGTTTGGTCATACAGTCTTTGAGAAATACGTGTACCTCGACTGCGGCGCTGATAAGGATGAAGCGCTAGCTAAGTATGAAGGTAGCGGTTGCTATTGGCTAGAAGACAAACCAGAGAATGCACTCGCTGGTCAAAATGTAGGATTGAATAGTTTACTGATTGCGCATGGTCATAATGCGAACAATGAAAATGCATTTGTACGTGTACAAAACTGGAAAGAGATTTACGAGATTATTGTTGGATGATTATCGTTGATAAAAGATTACCTAACGCTTATAATCTTTTGTATCAAGGCAGTATCGAAGAAGTACACGATAAGCGAATAGCACAATATTACAAAGACTTTAGGCATGTAAGAGTCGTGCCATATTCAGCCGTGTGTGAACGCGTTCAAAATCATCGTAGTTCTGAAACCGTTTTTGGCGAACATCTAACTAGTTTCTTTCATGATCCCGGCACTATAGATTACGACAATTTTCATTCAGCAATGGGTCATAGTAAAACGGCTCATTACCGACGAATTGTTAAAATGCATTGGCTTGTTAATGACATGTTAGAAAATGGATTGAACGACCCAATGACTGCTGTTGTTTATCCAAACATGCACGAAAAAATAGAATGGAATGTGACTATACATCCAGGTTCATTTAGACAGCATGCTTTAAAATTGACTAACACAGATTTAGATGTCATCGTTTTCGACGCATTTGAATTATTTTATGATTATCCTAAAGTAACACTCAAAGAAATATTTAATCACTATGGTGTTATTGATAAAATAGACATTAATATGCTTCATCATGACACTAATTTAATGACTCCACAAATGTTTAATATTACCGAAGGTAGTAGACATACTAGTATGGGTAAAAATACTAGGAATTGGGAGAAAAAAATTAGAGACATGTTTGATAAACCGGTTAATATCTTTATTGGTTATGATAGCACTCACGGAGATGCATCAGAAGTTTGCAAAAATTCAATCCTTAAAAAAATGAATAATGCAAATATCAATATACAAATGTTGGATGTTTCAAAGATTGAAGGATGGACAAGAGAGTATAAGAATCAATCAACAGAATTTTCTTATACTAGATTTTTAGTACCGTACTTATCAAACTACGAAGGTATTAGTATATTCTGTGATGATGATTTTATTTTTACAGAAAATATACTCAACACAATATGGTTTTTACGTCCAGATCAGGCAGTAGCTTGTGTACAGCATGACTTTGAACACAAATATGATACTAAGTTTACAAATGCCAAAGATGTGTGGTATAATAGAAAACTCTGGTCAAGCTTGATGGTATTTAATAACTCTCATGAAGATTGTAAAAAACTAACATTAGAGACTGTACAAGAAGCTACTGGAAAATACTTACATCAATTCGAATGGACAAATAACATTGGTAGTTTACCTCATAAATGGAATTGGTGTGAAGGATATAGTTCAATTGCAGAAATACATCACGTGTGTGGTATGCATTGGACAAGAGGCGGTCCATGGATAGAAGGTATGGATTGTAGTGAAATAGAGGGTATAGAAATATATAATGCTTATAAGTATCGTGATACCCCAAATTGGCAAAAAGCTATACTTGATATGTCAGAATATTATGACATAGAATGGACAGATGATGATACGGGCACTGAAAAGAAGTGCTCTGAGATAAATAGAGATGTTCGTTGAAGTTTGTACTAAGAAGTTTGGACGCGGGTTCGACTCCCGCCGCCTCCACCAAAAGGAGTTTTTATGCGCATACAAATGAAGGGTGGTGATGAGTATGATGCTCTTTCTCGTAAAAGCAAGGGTCTCCATCGATGGAGATCTGGAGAAAGAAAGGCACTCAAGCGCAAATACAACAAACGAGTTCGAAAGACTTCTTTTGTTGGGGGCGTTCTGGATTCGACAGGCAACTGAAAGCAAATGGAGAACCGTCCATGAACGCTGACGTAAAACGGTGGTTCAAAACTATAGTTGCCAATGACGACAACTACTACGGTGATTACGCACTAGCTGCATAATCCTGCGGGGCGGCCACTGCCTTGTAATCCAAGTGTGGCATTTTTTTTGCTATGAAGCAAGGAGGAGTTTATGTATAGGCTATTACTTGTTATAATGTGTATGGTTTGGTCAGTAGATGTATCAGCTGATGAATGGCATTCGAAAGAGATACAATGTCTTGCTAAGAATGTTTATTTTGAAGCGCGCGGTGAATCGCTGACAGGCAAAATAGCCGTTGCCAATGTCACGCTGAATCGTGTTCGTTCGAACAAATTCCCTGATTCGGTATGTGCTGTAATTACTCAAGCTAAAACATATAAAAACTGGAAAGGCAACATTGTGCCTCGACGGAATCAATGTCAGTTTAGCTGGTTTTGTGATGGCAAACCAGATAATCCAAGTGATATAAGTATGTATAGAGAAAGTTTACGAGTAGCCGAAGTTGTATATAATGGCTATCGCGATGTAACTGAGGGTTCATTGTTTTATCATAACGATCAAGTGAAACCCTATTGGGCTGCAACTATGATGAAAACAAAGATCATAGGCGCACATCATTTTTATAGGGACAGTTATTAATGAAAAAAATCTTATTAACACTGCTTTTACTTTCTGGTTGTGGTGGCGGCGGTGGCGGTACTGAAGATCAACAAACGGTGGTAACACCAACTCCAACACCGACACCGACAAATCCTGATGC